TGTCCATAAACACGAAATCCTTTTGGATTCCTTCTAATTGTTCAACTTGTTTTGTTTTTCTAGCAACTGCCATAATTAAATTTTATTAAAGGGTTTTTAAATGAGTATCCACTACAGATACTTTGAGGGTAAGATGGGATCGAACCATCGACGCAACTCCGTTATCAATAACGTCATAACCATATTTACCCTGCCACACCATGTCAAGTGTATAGCATAACTTATTTTCTGCGCCAAGATTTGTGAACGATAGCACTTAACTCTTGGCTTACAATTTGAATTGTATTACCTGTCTTATGTTCTATAATAGGTATATAACTATATGTTTTAGCTGTTGAACAACCAACACATGTTTTATAACCTAGATCTATCCTAACAGGATGTACTTGATTTCCGCATCTACAATACATAACGTTTATTTTAAATTCACATATATTATCTTACTTTAATATTGATAAGTCCGTGTAGTCTTTTATACTATTTAGATCATGTAACTTTAATATCAAACTTTGTTGATACTCTGTTAGTGTACTAAAACCAAACTCACCAAATATTTCTTCTGCTAATAAATCTAATTCAGACATTATACTCATAATTTTTTCTTTTTATTTGACGATGACTCTTCAAAAATAACTAAGATTGCAATAGTACCAACTACGTAACCTATTAATAAACCTGCAATAAATTCCATATTATTTATCTTTTAAATGTGCTTTACCTATTTCGTAATACTTTTTGTAACCATCTATGCTTGACTCCATTTTAAATTCATCAGGCATACATTGAGGTGGATCTGTAAATTCTGTATTAGTAACTTGATTAGGAGCTTTAGCTAGTATCGCTTTACATTTAGTTATTGTTAAATGTTCTTTGCCATAGCGTCTAGTATATTCTTGACCAAGCGCTAACATATAATTATAACACCACATGTAATTAGATACTGAAGACCTTACCCATACTGCTGACGGGTGATTCATGTGAGTCTTTTTGTATGGCACATTACCATCGCCACTTACGTGGTGAGCGGTGCAAAGCATTTGAGCAGCTTCTAAAACCATTTTGACTACATGTTTATTATAGTGCATCTCAGCAGCCTTATATGGATCTGAGTGTAAATAAAATATATTCATAGTTTACTTTCTTTTTTGTATTCAATTAAGAATCCTATTAGTACTATTATATTCATACCAAACGAAGCTATTATTTCATGTAAGTCTTCGTATATATTAGTGGATAGATGTACATGACCAACCATCCAAAATGGTATTGATAAGTTAGTAGCAATCCACACTACAGTATAAGTTATAAATTTTTTCATCGCTTATTAATCTTCATCGTTAGCTTTTCTGCACGCTCTACTACAAAACTCTTTGTTAGTAGGTTCACCGCAGAATGAACATTCGTTTTCAAACTCTTCTGGTTCTTCGTTATAAGTGTCTATCATACTATATCTTCTAATGTTTCTTCGTCTTCAAATTCACAGTGATCTAAACATTCACTGCATAACTCTTCCCATATATGGTGTCTCGATGCGCTACAACAACTACTATATTCCATTATTCAAACTCTGTATTAAATTCTACTGTATCAAAATCGCTATAGTCTAACACTATTTCTTCACCTCTGTACATTTCTTCTACTAATAATCTAGCGTCGATAGCATCATCTGCTTCTACCTCTATTATCTTAGATAATATCTCTTTAACTTCTACTTGATATAACATAATACTAATCGTTATCTAATATTGAACCTAATATATATACTCCTAATCTATACTGTTCATCAGTAAGCGTGAACCTATACTCCATTAAAAACTCGTCTAATGATAGTTGTTCTAATTCAGGGAATTGACTCATGTATCTTCTAGCCAACTCATGTAACTTATCTTCATTCATAGCTTGATATTTTAATTTATATTATTATCTGAAGAAAATCGTATTCTCTCCGTATGGTTTAAACTTGTGAACGAGACAGGATTCGAACCTATATGTAGTATGATCTCTACTATGCTTTACCAATTACGCCACTCGATCATTTGATAGTCTTTCCTATCAGTCAACAACTTATATACTAGCTTAATATATCAATCACTTGGTTGTCAGCTTTGTGGACCTAGCAAGACTCGAACTTGCGACCTTCGCGTTATGAGCGCGCTACTCTAACCAACTGAGTTATAGGTCCAGTGGTGAGGATTTGTTACGGCACCTCACCGTTGCAAGTGTTGACTTTGCTTGCGCCTCCATTCGTGGATTTCAGACGTCCCAACGGATGTTACTGTACTATCTGAGTCAAGTAACCGCTATCTTTGTTTACTTTGTAAGCGCTCTGATAAGCGCCTCTAACTTCTCGTGTATAGCAACCATTTCTTCAGACTCGTCGTGTTTAGGTTTAACATCGACATTAGGTTTAATCCATTTACCTTTTGAATTACGTACTTTGATATTTCTGTAATAGAATGTACCATCATCTTGTAACTCATGATCTAAGATAGGAGAAGACGGAGTGCGTCTGTTTCTGATGACACCCCATTTAGTTGATACACCTTCGGCAAATCCTCTAGCCTCAGCCTCTTTAACTAAGTCATCTAGTGATTCACTTGATTTATCAGGTTCAGATGTAGGTGTTATACCGTTTTCGTATCTATAATTCTCTCTTGTCTCGTCTTCAACTCGCTGCCAGAACTCATGACCTTTAGAACTTAACGCCCAAGGGAATGCTTCTGCTAACGTACCGTCTCGCTTGATAAACTCTCTCGCTAATGCGACACCTCTTACATTGACAATCTCTTCGAAGAAATCGTTATAATATTCTTCAGGCATAAACGTTACTCTAGTCTCTTTGTCTACTAGTTCGTTTATCTTAGACAGATCTATTCCGCCACTGTTTTTCTGGATAACTTCTAATAAATGCTTTACTACTTCTGGGAATTCTTTTTTCATGGTGTTTACTTATTTAATTTTAATTGTTAGTGATAAAAATCCGTCTTCGGTTGGAACATGGTTATGATTCCATAATCTTGTACTAGCAAACTTCTTACCTTTGCTAAATACTGTTTTCTGTCTGGTAATAGACTTCATCCACTCTTGACTGTTAAGGCCATGACATGGTCTCTCATGCGCATTTAAACGCTTGTGTTCGCTTATTCTATTCTGCTTGTATCGCTTGCAATACTCGTGGGCTATTACTGCTGCTGCTTCCATACTTATCTACTTAACGCCCATGAAGCTGCACGAGCTAGTTCTAAAAATTCTTTTTTAAACTTAATTGAAAATACTTTAATTGTCTTCATATACTAATTTTATTAATTCTTCTAATAATACACTACGCTCGTAATTGGAATCCCACTCACAATCTTTGTAAATGAACTCTGACATCTCGCGAACTACTTGGTCTCTTGAACCACCACAATCTACATAAGCCTTGAAGTGGTCCACTGTATCTTCATTAAAACTCATACTTTAAACTTTATGTACTTTTATTATTTCTAATGTGAAGTGGTCTCTAGCTTTTTCTAAAGTATCATAACTACAATACTCGAATTGAAAATCTATATTATACCAAATGTAATCACTTATTAACGATTTAGCTTTCCAACCAAAAGGATAACACTTATATTGAGGTATAAATTTACCTTTATATTCTACAATCCTCTTAGTTATAAAAGGATTTAGGCGCTTGATTTTAGATATAATACTCATACTACCAAGGTGAAGTATTAAGGTCAGACTTGCGAATATAGGTCAATCCACCGCGATTAAACCACGAAGATAAGCCTTCTTGGTCATTTTCTGCATCGTAAATGAAAGCGAAACGCTTAGGTAAGTTGCCGACGTAGAAACCAGTGTATTCTACTGAATTTAGCCAAATGGTAGTACCGCGACGTTTGAAAGTTTGAACTGTTGTTGACATAGTAAAAAGGTGTTAATTATTAACTGTTTAATTGATTTTCGAATATATTATCTAACTATAATATTATTAAGTCCGGATAGATGTCATAGATGCCATCTAAGGTGTTAACTTGTTTATTGGAATAAAAGGTATGGAGGATGTAATACAGCATCTCTCTGCTCCTCTATTCAACTAATTTCTTAGCTATTTGAGCTAATTCGGTCGATAAGTTTAAAATACCTCCAACTCTGTCCATTTCTTCGTAGATTAATTCTCTTAATTGGTAGACTTGTTCTACTGTTAGCTTTAATTCCATGGCGTATTGTATTGGTTAATTATTAAATTCACAGATATTATCTGTAGTAAAACAATCTAAGTCCGTGAAGTGTATAGCACTTTGATTAAAAAAACTAATAGTGTAAAGTGTGACATTAGGGTGTTAATAAGGAAAGAGTAAGGGGCTATTGTCACAGTTTTTGTTTAGTATCTTGTTCGTGAGTTACTATAAAATATATAAAAAAAAGGCCACCCGAAGGTGACCTGATTAATTAATTATTCCACTATCTTAGGTAACGCTCTGACGAATGCAGGTAAATTATTACTATTGGTATAACTACCATACTTGTCGAAGCAAGGCATAAGGTCGAACTTCGCTTTTAACTGATTATACACTAAATCGTGGTCGTAGGTGCATAATACTTGCTTAGCGTTGGTGAACGATATCACCGTGTTAGTGCCAATTAGCGACTTGCGTATTACGAAGCGCTTAGTTGTTAGTGCATTTTTACTTGTTACTGGTGCTACTGGAGCCGTTTTTACTGTTTTTACTGACATAGTATAAATATTTTAAATTATGCTCGACCATCATGGCCGAACTTCGTATATATTATCTGACTTTAAACGTTGTAAGTCCGTGAAGTGCTATACACAATGCACCTTTATTAGTGCTTTTAACTCCCATTGAGGACAATGCACAACTCTGCCTGCCAATTCCACAATTAAGTAGAGTAAAAGACCACCTAAGTGGCCTTATTTAGTGCTTATTTAGTTAATATTTACTCATTTAATATTTGTGTTTCCCAATATCCCTCTTCCACATTGTACTCACTAGTGGACTCGTTCTCTAGCAACTCGTTAAACTCTATGTCACTAAACAACCCGTAAGTGTGATTAATAAATAAGTCTCCACTATCACTAATCTCTAAGTTAATTGTGTCCACTTTACAAAGCATCTCGTAAGCGCTACTTCCCCACACTTCTAGCAACTGCTCTACTTGTTTCTTGCTAATACCTCTAAATAATAATAGTTCTTTCTCACTCATTTTAAGTGTAGGTGTTAAAGTTAACTTTCCCATAGTAATTTACTTTTAAATATTAATTATAAGTTTATTATTAAACTCAAATATATTATCCCTTTTAAAAACTTGTAAGTCCGTGGAGTGCTATACACATTAGTGCTAAAAAAAAGGCCCTAAGGCCTTATTTCTTAATCTTCCAAACTCCAACAGCAAAGTTGTCAATATACTTACGATAATCATTATGATACATAAACCCAAGTACCAGATTACTTACTGGATAATTACTAACGATCATAGATGTTCCGGATCCACCAGACGTCTCTATTTTGTAATTAGGACTCATACTATTAGATATAAGCTACAAGTGTTCTTATGGCGAAATACATGCCAATCCAAACGATTAATAAGATCTGTGGTTTAGTCTTGCTGAAGAAATAAGATAAGTGTTTCATTGTGATACTATTTGATTGTTGATAATAATTCTATTCCGTAATACTCTTCTGGGTTTACTTCAAACCTACCTGTTTCATCCATTGTCGGATCAGTTATCCATACTCCTTCGAACCAAAATCCTGGTAATTCTTTCATGATATAAATGTATTAGATTAATAAAATAAGCAGTTTAACGATATGCTTAGATCGATTGATTATACTATTTCTTTAAGAGCTCTTACAAATGCTGGTAGATTATTAGTATTAGTATAAGAGCCGTATTTAGCAAAGCATGGCATTTCGTCGAACTTAGCTTTAAGTTGATTGTAGACTTTGTCGTGGTCGTACGTACATAGTACTTGCTTGGCATTAGTAAATGATATAACCGTATTAGTTCCAATCAATGACTTACGGATTACAAATCGTTTTGTTGTTAGCGAATTAGTCGCTACTACTGTTTTAGTTGTTGACATAGTATATATTTATTTAATTGTAAGCTTAATTGCTTACGTATATATTATCCCTTTATAATTATAGTAACTCCGTGAAGGTAGCTAATTATATTAAACGTAGTAACTCCGTGGTGTATAGCATATACAAGATATAACTAGCATCCTTACCCAAAAGGTAAAAGGCTAATCCTATTTTACGATCGATGCCATTCGACTCATTACAATCCGGAAATCCTATAGGAATTGGGGGACCCGGCAAATGAAAACCAATTTCCCTTTTCGAAAAGTAAATTAGAAGGGAGGTAGTAACACAATAATTCTCTACATCTCATCACGTAAAATTCACACACCCATTTTATATTTTTTATAAAAAAATTTTTTACAGTATTTTTTCTAACACCTTATATTACTGCTTGAAAACTATGACATTAGGCACTTATAATATAGAGTAGTAGGCTATTGTCACACTGATATATGTTAGTAAAAATCAACGTTTCTATGTGATAGTATAAGTATATCGCGTTTTAGTGTAATTGGTAGCATACCGGGCTCATAACCCAGAGGCGAGGTTCGAGTCCTTACTACGCAACTAATAAATAATAGTATGGAATTATTAAAAAGAAAAGACGGTTCTGTCTCTAAGCGTGGACTGTGGGATAACATCAGAGAGAACAAAGGTTCTGGTAAGAAACCTACTAAAGCTATGCTTGCAGCGGAGAAGAAGATAAAAGCTAAAAAGAAATAGGTATGGGATTTAAGTTAAGATCGCAATCACCTTTAGAGCAGACTAACTATGTTTATTCTCCTGAAGGTTTGGGAGATTCTCCATTAATGAGACAGAAGTTATCACCGAAGGCAGCTAAAGCTAAAGCAGCTAGAGATCTTGCCTATGCTAAAACTGATGATAGGAGAGCGAAAAAAGCTCACGCTCAAAGAATGCATCGTAAAGATCCTTCTGGCAATGGTAAGGATTGGGACCATGAAGATGGTAGATGGGAGAGCGTAAAACAAAACCGCGGTAATGAAGGTGAAGGTACCAAGAAGGAAAGCGGTAAACGTTATAAAGTAAAGTAATATGAATATGAAAGGTATAGGTCCTCAAGGACTAGGAGCAAAAGGACATAACGGTTTCTGGATTGGTAACGCAGGTAGTATGAATAAACCACATACTTGTTCATGCGGAACTAGTAAGGATTCACCTCTACATAAAACCGCGGCTTGGACTCGTAAGGAAGGTAAAGATCCTAAAGGAGGATTGAATGCAAAAGGAGTAGCGAGTTACCGTAGAGAAAACCCAGGATCTAAGCTACAGACAGCAGTTACTAAAAAACCGTCTGAACTAAAACCAGGTAGTAAAGACGCAAAGCGTAGAAAGTCTTTCTGTGCTCGTATGTCTGGTATGCCAGGTCCTATGAAAAAACCAAATGGAGAACCAACGCGTAAAAAACTTGCATTAGACAAGTGGAACTGCTAACAAATATATATAAATGGCGATAATACAAAGTTACCCTATAAATTTCAATGTTAAGGGTTCAGATTTACTACTAGGTGTTACTAACATAGCTACTACTGGAGCTCCGGTATATCAGACTAAAAGCTTTAGACTTTCTGATATTATGGGAGGCGGTGGTGGTACTGTTGAGTGGGGTGGTATAGATGGTGATATAAATAATCAAATTGATTTAATTGACGAACTAGATGCTAAGCAAGATAGTCTTATTGGTACTGGTTTAGTTAAATCTACCGCAGGTACTATATCTTATGCAACAGATGGTTCTACAAACTGGAACTCTGCTTATAACGACTCTATAACTAGTATAGCCGTTACAGGAACAGATACTAAGTTACTTACAATGAACAGAAGATCTGGTTCTCCTTTAACTGCTACTTGGGCAGGTGGTGGCGGATCTATAGGTATAGGTTCTCCAGCTAACGGATTAAGTATTGTAGATGATTTATTATATGTTGCTTTATCTGGAGCTTCTTCTATAGGTGTATTAAGTTCTACAGACTGGAATACGTTTAATAACAAACAAACAGCACTTACATTTAGCACACCATTAGTAAACACATCGAACACAGTTTCTATGCCTCCAGCTACTGGATCTGCTAATGGTTACTTGACGTCTGCTAGTTGGACTACATTTAATAATAAGCAAGCGGCGTTGAGTGGTAGTGGTATAGTTAAGTCAACAGCTGGTACTATTAGTTATTTATCAGATAATTCCGACAACTGGAATACTGCTTATTCAAACTCTATTGTAAGCGCTGCTGTAACCGGGACAACAACAAAGACTTTGTCTTTAAATCAACAAGATGGTGGAAGCATTACCGCTTCTTGGACAGATGACGGAGGAGGAGTTTCTTCTTTCAATACAAGAACAGGAGATGTTACACTATCTTCTTCAGATGTTACAACTGCTTTAGGTTATACACCTGTTACTAATGCAAGAACTATAACTATAAACGGAACAACTCAAAGTTTAGCGAATAACCAAACTTGGGTGGTGACAGCTGTTGAAACAGATACTTTAGCAAGTGTTACAGGTAGAGGAGCATCAACAAGTACTTTATCTACATTTAACTTTGGAGTTAACACTGTTTCGCAAACTAACTCTCAACCAGGTATAACAAACACTATGACTTCTGGTTCCAATGGTGGTAGAGGAGCAGTTTTTTATGGATCAACTGGATTATCTTATGGTTCTAGATCTATGGAAGTATACTCTTCAAACTATGGAGCAGGTATAAAATTTATAGTCGCATCGACAGGATACGAACAATCAAATAACGCGATGTGGTTCTTTTATCAGAACACACAAGTTGGTTCTGTATCATGTACAGATACTGCTACTACTTATGCTACTTCTTCTGATTATAGATTAAAAGAAAATATACAACCAGTGATTAACTCTTTAGATAGAGTTGATTTATTAAAACCTTGTAGATTTAACTTTATAGTTAATCCTAACAAAGTAGTAGATGGTTTTATAGCTCATGAAGTTCAGGAAGTAGTTCCAGAGGCGGTTACTGGCGTTAAGGACGAAGTTGATCCGGAAGGAACACCTATGTATCAAGGGATTGACCAAGCTAAACTTGTCCCTCTTTTAACTGCTGCCATTCAAGAATTACATGCAAAAGTAAAAGAATTAGAACTATTAATAAAACAATAATATGGCAATAGGAAACTCATACCCTATAGATAAGGATGTAGAGGATAAAGACCTCGTATTAGGGACGGATTACGGTAGTAATAGAACCGTAAACTTCCCAATGGAGGATATTGCTGATTACTTAAATAAGAAAGGTAAAATATCGATCGCTGGTCAAACCTCTTGGAAATTTGTCACATCAAATCCAATAGGTGGAACTATATCTTTGATTAATGGAGGAGGAAACGGAACACCTTTTAGTGGATTGACTTATTTGATTATGTCAACTGAAGATACCAGCACTCAACGAGTAGTAGAATTTTTAGACTACTTAGTTGGTGGTCAGGTTTTACTTGCTCAACAGAAAAAACCAACACAGTTTGGGCACTATCATATAGTTAGTTACGAACAGAGCGTTGATCCGTTGTTCTATGTATTAACAATTGAATTCATAGGAGGAAATGGTACTATAAAGAATGATACTTATTATGATTTAGTTTCATTTGTACCACACCCAGTTGAAGATAAAACCTTTGTATTTACGCAATCAGTACCTAGTACTACATGGTTAATACAACACAACTTAGATAAATTCCCATCAGTTAGCGTAGTTAACATAAACAACGTTCAGATGTATGGTAATGTAATATATACAGATCTAAATAATTTAATAGTAGAATTCTCTGCTGGTTTCTCCGGTAAAGCCTATATAAACTAATAATTAAAATAAACAAACAATGGCAATAAATTTTTTAAATAGCGTTAATCTTAACCAGAACGAGCTTATAAAAGCAAGGATTGAGAATCAACCTAATAACGCAGCTGCTGGTACTGGTGTCGAAGGACAGTTGTACTACGATACAACCCTTGACGTAGTTAAGGTTTGGGCGGCTGGAGTTTGGACAGAAGTAGGTGGTGGAGTAATATCACTTACATCTGGTAACACAAATACAATATCAATCGGTGGTACCGCAGCAAATCCAACTGTTTCTGCGGTGACTGCTGCCGTAACAAATGGATCACCTAACTTAGTTACTGGTAACGATGTTTATGATTTTGTGATTGCTTTAGATTACGTTGAAAGTGTATCTAGTGGTAATAGTACTTTCATTAATACCGCTATAACAGGAACAGCAGCAGTGCCGATAGTTACTGCTTCATTATCTGCTACTGGTACACCTGATAATACTAAATACTTAAGAGGTGATAATACTTGGGCTGCTATTAGTGGTATCTACTCATTTAATGTGAGTGATGGTACAAACTCAAGTCAAGTACTTAATGCTGAAACGGTAACATTCAATGGCACAGCTAACGAAGTAACTGTTTCGCAATCTAGTAAGGTAGTTACTATAGGTTTGCCTAACGATGTAACGTTGCTTGGTGGATTAACTGTTTCAGGAACTGGTCAATCTAGTTTTGCAGGTCAAGTTACAATTCCAGCAACACCAGTAGCAAACACCGATGCGGCTAGTAAAGCTTATGTGGATGCATCGACATCTGGAGCATTGGTTTTTCAAGGAGGATATAATGCTTCTACAAATACACCAAACTTAGATTCACCTCCAACTGGTACTATTAAGAAAGGTTTTATGTGGACTGTAACAGTCGACGGAACATTCTTTACAGAACAAGTTAGAGTAGGAGACTCTTTAATAGCCAAGGTAGATACACCAACTACGTTAGCAGATTGGACTACAGTACAAAGTAATATTGACTTAGCTACTTTAACTACAGTAGGTTTAGGTAATGTAAATGCTGGGGCTGGTATCGATGTAACTTATTCTAATGGTACAGCTACTGTTAGTTCTACTACTACAATGTTTGCTGCGACTATAAGTGTGTCTGGCTCTGTTACACATAACTTTGGAACAAAAGACGTAATTATACAATTATACGATACAGTAACATTCGACACTGTATATGCTGACTCAATCAGAACTACAAATAATAGTGTTACTATAACATTTGCATCAGCACCAACTAATCCAGTTAGAGTATTGGTACAAAAATAAAATCTAATATATGAAATTTAAAAGCGATATAGAGGTCCAAGCGGGTCTGAAGGATTCTTCAGGCTCAAATGGATCAAGCGGTCAAGTATTATCATCAAATGGCGGAACTGTAAGCTGGGTAAATGCCGGAGGAGGAACTGCTAGTGATGTTCAAAATCAAGTAAAGGCAGGTGTCGCTATAAATAAAGGCCAAGCTGTTTATGTGACAAGTGCTGACGGAACAAATATAATCGTTGGACTTGCTTCGAATACTACTGAAGCAACTTCGTCAAAAACTTTGGGACTACTAAACGCTACGGTTGCTATTAATGGTTTTGCAGACGTAGTACAAATAGGTAAATTAGAAGGACTTGATACTTCAACTGCTACGGTTGGTGATCCAGTTTGGTTGGGTACAAACGGTAATCTTATCTACGGTCTAGCGAATAAACCTTATGCACCTGCCCATTTAGTGTATATTGGAGTCGTTACAAGAGTCAACGCTAATAATGGTGAGATTTTCGTAACTGTACAGAACGGATTTGAGTTAAAAGAAATACATGATGTAGATATTACAACTACGCCGCCTTCTGGTGGGGATGTACTTGGTTTTGAAGGTGCTCCTGTTAATTTATGGGTAAATAAAACTATTCCAGGTTGGCTTGGTTATACGCCCGTACCAACAACAAGAACATTGACTATTAATGGCTCTACTCAAGATTTATCTGCAAATAGAACTTTCACTATTGACACAGGTGTGACGTCATTCAACACGAGAACCGGAGCGGTAACTTTAACATCTGGAGATGTAACTACTGCTTTAGGTTATACACCAGTCACACAAGCTAGAACTTTAACAATCAATGGTACTACGTACGATTTGTCTGCAAATAGAAGCTGGACGGTAACTACGCCTGAGACTGATACGTTACAAACGGTTACGAATAGAGGAAATGTAACAACAACCAGTATAACAGCTAACTCCGTTATTATCCCAAGTTTTGAAACAGCTACTAATGTATTGTCATTTAGATCCGGAATACCTGACGGGACAAACGTTGGTATTAGAGCAAAGGCCATTGCGACAGCTAATAGAGATGGTTTAGAATTACTAGGATATAATGGTATTGATTTTTCAATAGCTAATGGAGCAACTGTAGCTGCACGAGTTGTTAGCAACGGCAATTTTCTAATCGGAACTACAACAGACGCTGGTTATAAACTTGACGTTAATGGAACCGGTAGGTTTGCAACATCATTAACAGTTGGAGCAGGAGGTTTAGCAGGGAGATTAAGCGTTAGAGGAACAACAAATGATTCAAGCGCATACTCTTTCGAAGCGGCTAACTCCTCAGGCAATAGCTTGCTATTAGTTAGAAATGATGGTATAATTAATGCATCCAATTTAGCTGGAACCGGAACTAGAATGGTAACCGCAAACGCTAGCGGTAATTTGTCAACACAGACTGTGCCAACAGGAACGGTAACTTCTGTTTCTGGAACAGGTGGTTATGGAGGTTTAACATTAACAGGAACTGTAACAAGTGCTGGAAATATAACGCTAGGTGGAACGCCTACTGGAATTTGGCCTATTAGTTCTACTGGAATATACAGTCCAAACGGAGACACTGTTGTTGCTGCGGATAATGCGATGCCCTCGACAAAAGATAGTTTTATACATACACTAGCTCTTGGTCCTGGTGGAAATGATGGTCACATATTAGGCATGACTTGGACTAATCCTAGTATTTATGGTGCTCAAATTTGGATGGATACTGATCCAACTAGAAGAATGGCTCTTAGAGGTAGAAGTAGCTCTGGAACTTGGACATCTTGGACCGAAGTATTGACCGACTCTAATTATAATTCTTATTCACCTACGCTGACAGGGACTGGTGCTTCAGGTACATGGCCTATAAGCATTACTGGTACAGCCGGTGGCGTAGACTGGTATAGTGTATCTTCAAAACCATCTGCTTGGTTAAACACTCCGAATTTAATATCCGACAATGTTCCAAACACGGCAGCACCTAGTGGGTTCTATCAAGACATAGCTGGATCTGGAAATCCAACTGGAACTTGGATGAATTACATAAACGTTAGACATAGTAATACAAGTAATGTACATGGTTTCCAATTAGGAATGAGTTATTACGATAATAATTTGTGGTTTAGAAGTTATCAGGGTGGTGGATCTTATCAAAGCTGGGCAATGGGTCTATCTACTCAAAATTACAATTCTTATTCACCTACTTTAACAGGTGGTAATGCTTCTGGAACATGGGGAATTAGCATTACCGGTAATTCAGGTACTGTTAATCATAATCAAAATAGAACAGATGGATCTGCTTATGCTGTATTATGGGGTAATAACGCTGGTACCACGGCAGCTTATTCATGCGCTGCTGTAACTATTCAGTCAGATGTCGGTATGTTATCTGCTTCAAGACTATACGCTGGGCAGTATATATTCCCAGCTACTAACTTTAGTCCATCAGCGGCACCAAGATCAACCACTGAACCTATGTCGATAAAGATGTGGAATAACTATTTCAATGGTACTGGACTTGGTAGTGATTATGGGACTGTTCTTGAATACAATGGAATGTCAGGTCATGTTGACTCACAAGTGTATTTTGATGCGGCAGGTGGATCTTGGTATAGATCGGCCTCGTATAATAGTGGTTGGCAAGGGTGGCAAAGATACGTAACAGAAGGATCTACTTGGAATATAAGTATAACTGGTAATGCCGCAAATTCTACTTACGCTGAATACACTAGATGCTATGTTAGCAGAACAGATGGGTCTTCTTATGGAGTTGTTTGGAATAATGGCAGTAACTACTCGCCAAATTATATATGTGATGATGTAAGAATCACATCTAGCACCGCCACATTAGGAGCAAAATCATTCGTAGCGACGCCGGCGTTAAACCAATTAGGTTTAACAGTGAATCACGGAGGTGGAACCGGAGCTCCAGCAGCCAAGTTTAATTCAGCAGGAGGAGGAACAACCTACGGAGCTAATACAGTCACAATAGACGGTTGTAATTATGGTTCTGGTTTAAAAATAGTAACAAACCTTTGGAGCGCAAGTCAACAGGCTGTGCAATTTACTGGCCCAACAACAACAGTGGGTAGTATTACATGCACTACATCCGCCACATCGTACAATACATCTTCTGATTATAGACTTAAGGAGAATGTTACGCCAATCGAATTTTCTATAAATAGATTAAAAGAACTAAATCCTTGTAGATTTAATTTCATTAATGATCCACATAAAACAGTTGATGGTTTTATAGCTCACGAAGTACAAGAAATAGTGCCAGAAGCTGTCACAGGAGAAAAAGATGAACTAGATTACGACGGTTCTCCTAAATACCAGGGAATCGATCAATCAAAAATAGTTCCTTTGTTGACAGCAGCGTTACAGGAGGCTATAGCAAAAATAGAATTATTGGAACAAAGAATAAATATTTTAGAAAACAAGTAATTATAAAATTAAAACAAAAATAAAAATGAAAACAATAGAATCAATATCAATTTGGGATAATGGAACAGTTCAGGAAGCAACTGTATTGAATGCGTTTGCTACCAATGTAACATTAAACACTTCAGCAACGTTTTACTACTGTTTAATGAGTCAAAATCCAAACGGACTTATAGGAACTCAATTAGCGCAGGGTAACTTAACTATGACAGGAGAAGCCTACACTGATTGGACAGTAGATAACTATGCTTGGGATTGGATAGCTGAACAATTAAATCTTGTAATCACAGGTGAATATGTTCCACCAGTTCCACCAGAAACGATTCCAGAACCTATTGTTGAATAAGTTATTTTAATATAATGGCAAAAGCAAAGAACGAATCTATTAAGTTAGAGAAAAAAAAGATAAGTAGACCAGGCGTTCATGCTAAGTCAAAAACATCAAGTTTAAAAGAGTCTAAGAATTATAAGAAATCATATAAAGGACAAGGAAGATAATGAAATATATTAATTACATAATAACGTCTCTATTGTTACTCTTTGTCCCGATATATGGTTTACTAATATCTGTTGGAGCGGCTATATTGTTAGACACTTTTACAGGAATATTTAAAAGTATAAAATTAGAAGGTTGGTGTAGTATTAGAAGTAGAAAACTATCAAATGTAATAAGTAAAATGGCTTTATATGAAGTCTGTATATTATTACTATTTGTTATAGATAAATTTGTGTTAAATGAATTTATAAAACATGCGTTTGGTTTTGATTTTATGTTTACTAAAATATGTGCTATAGTTTTAATTTTTATAGAACTAGTGTCCATAAAAGAAAACATAGAAGCGACTTTTAAGATAGACATTTGGAAACTACTTAAAGACTTATTTAATAGAGCTAAAGAAATTAAGTCTAGTGTAAACGAAATAACTAATTAATGACTACTCAACAAATAACCAAGAAATACGGAACTCCAAATGAGACAGGTAAAGGGTATTTAGTAAAAATACAATTACCTTATCCAATGAGATTAGCCTGGGATACGGATACTGTTGTGAATAGTATAATGTGTCATAAGTTGGTTGCTGATAACTTCTTATCGGTATTTAATGAGATACATAGAGTATATGGTTATGAAAAAATAAAAGAGCTAGGTATTGATTTATTTGGCGGTTGTTTTAACTATAGAAAAATGAGAGGCGGTAATTCATGGTCGACACATTCTTGGGGTATAGCGATTGACTTAGATCCAGCTAGAAACCTTTTAAAAGAAACATCAAAGACCGCTAGATTCGCAAGACCTGAATATAAGCCCATGATTGATATATTTTATAAACATGGGTTTGAGTCATTAGGTAGAGAAAAGAATTATGATTGGATGCACTTTCAAATAAAACAATAATGAAAAAAATACTTATAATATTAGTATTATTGATTACATCTTGCGCTTCTAGAAAAGTAGACGTTTCAAAATCAACAGTAGAAACAAAAGTAGATAGTTCTGTTGTGGTTAAAGTAGACGGAACTTACGTTAAAGAAGTTAATGTTGCTGTAATAGAAACTGCAGAGGAGTTAGAGTATAAGCCCTTAGACAGTCTGAAACCAATGGTTATTGACGGGAAGTCTTATATCAACACTGTTGTAAAGTCAAAGAAAAAAAAGATTGTTAAAGTAGATAAAACCAAAGATATCGCTAGAGTTTCTTCTGTAAAAAAGTTAAATGTAAAAAGAGAAGATTCTAAGAAAACGTTTGTTAAGAATATTGATAAGAAAGCAAACTACTGGATGTATCTTTGGTTATTAATACCAGTTATTATTATATGGTTACTAGAGAAATACGGAGGTAGGTTGTTTCCTTTTATAAAGTAAAAACTTCACTATTCGTGTAATATATAAACTATATCAATTAAATTAAATAAAATTATGTCAGACGCTATAGTCAAAAATTTAAGTTTTGGAAAAGATGCCAGTGATAAAGTGTTTGCTGGTATAGAGAAACTAGCAAAAGCAGTTAGTTCAACACTTGGAGCTAGTGGTAAGTGTGTTCTTTTAGAAGATAGTTCTGGAAGACCAGTTATAACAAAAGACGGTGTTTCAGTCGCAGATTCAGTAATATTACTAGATCCTGTAGAAAACATGGGAGCAACGTTATTAAAAGAAGCAGCTAGAAAAACAGTGAGAGAAGCTGGAGATGGTACAACTACTGCTACAGTTCTTGCTCATGCAATTCTATCTAATGCTTACGCGATAGAAAAACCAAACGCTAGAGAAATTAAAGAAGGTATAAACTCTGCTGTAGATGAAGTACTGAAATACTTAGACACTATATCTATTAATGTAGATGACGACATGCTAGATCAGATAGCTACTATATCTACTAACAACGATGTTGTATTAGGTAAATTAGTTGGAGATGCTTTTAGATCAGTAGGAAATACAGGAATTGTTATGATGGAAACATCGGCAGATCCTGATTGTAGTTTACAGATAGTTGAAGGTGTTCAGTGTAATATGGGATTAACAAATTCTCATTTTATTACCAATCACAAGAACAAAACTTCTGAACTAGAGAATCCTTTAGTATTACTAGTTGAATCTCCAGTAGATAGTATAAGACAAATACAATCAGTATTAGAATATGTTATAAAGAATAACAAGTCTTTATTGATTATCGCTGATTTAGATCAAGTGGTATTATCTACACTAGCGATGAACAAGTCCAAAGGTAACATAAAGGTGAATGTAATAGACGCACCTACTTTTGGTATAAACAGAAAAGAGATATTTGATGATTTAGCTTTGTTAACAGGAGCTACTTTGATCAACGAAGATTTAGGTGATGATTTAGATTTGATACAACCAGAACATTTAGGTACATGTATTAAAAGTATAACAAATCACGAAGAAACTATTTTACACGTTGGAGAAACTCCAGAGGATGTATTAGAAATAATAGATGATATTAAAGGACAACTGTCAGGAGATAATCCTAGTCATGTTGTTATAAAGTTAGAAAAAAGATTAGCAAGACTTACAGCTAAAATTGCTGTAGTAAAAGTTGGTGCTAATTCAGAAATAGAATTAAAAGAAAAAGCAGATAGAATAGAAGACGCTATATGTGCAACTAAAGCCGCTATTAAAGAAGGTATAGTTCCTGGTGGCGGAATAGCTTTACTAGATGCTTCTTACAATATAATGCCTAACAGTTTAGGAGAAGAGATATTATTAAACTCTATTAGAGCGCCATTTAATAAGATATTAGAAAACGCCGGTGTAGAAGCTACTCCCGAAGATATTATCATAAGAAAACCTGGTTATGGTTTAAATGTAATAACAGGTAAAACAGTAGGTATGATTAAAGCAGGTATTATTGATCCTTTATTGGTGACTAAAAGCGCTTTGAGAAACGCTGCTTCTGTAGCTACAACGATTCTTTCAACTGATTGTGTAATTAATAACTTAAGAGCATAATGAAAGCAGTAGGAAAAAATCTAATCATACAGAAGATTAAAGAAGGTGTTAAGGAGACAAAAGGAGGACTTCTATTGGCAGAAAAACAGCGAGAGGATATAAGATATGTCGAAGCAAAAGTTTTTAAGATAGGAGATGAAGTAGTAGGTGTTAAAGAAGGTGATACTATTTTCTTTGATAGACATGCTGGTCATAAGATTGAATATGAAAAGGAAACTTATCATATTATAAAATTAGGAGATGTTGTAGTTGTGTTATGAGTCGTTTAGAACCATCAGACATAAAAGATATTGGTTTATTAAAGCATTACAGAATTATTAGAAAGTGGGCTTGTAAAAATAATAACCTAACTGATGCAGATTTAGAATTACTTATACACTTTGATTGTATGGAGTTCTTTACTAAGCAAGATTTTAAAATAGGTACTTACTCATATAGTTGGAACAATAGGCGCTGGAACGATTTGTTGAAAGAGGGTTGGATAACGGTTTGGAGAGAACGAAACCATACCACTCAAAAATATAACATATATAAAGTTTCTTTCAAGTGCAAACAACTAATAAGTAGAATGTACCGAATTATGCTTGGGATAGAAGATATACCTACTAGTCATAGAAACTCTATTATGAGTGGTAAGACTTATTCAGACACAGTAATGATAACTGCAATAGAAAATACTAATAAAGATAAAACAAGGAATAATAACAATATTAATAAATAACAAAGATGGATTACAACCAAATAAGTCCAAGTGCTTTTACAAATCAAAACACGATAGGTAGTGTATTTGGTCAGACTATGCCTGGAACTTTCAACAGAAATATTCAGCCAGCGGAATCTCAGATCACAGTAGATCCAATGACTGGTAGAACTATAGATCCAACAGCGGATCAAAGTGCTTCTGCTCCAGTACCACCTCCAACAGGTGTTCAAACAAATATTACACCTAACTACGAATTAAACACTCAATAATTATGAAATTAAACGCAGTAAAACATCCTATGACAGCTTTTGACAAAGAAGCTGCTTTATCTGGGGTAGGAGCAAACGCTATATGGGATGGTCCTTTAGATACTACAGCATTGCCTAAAGGCAAGGGATCAAGTAGCGGTAAAGACGGTATTATTTTAAATAATATAAAACCAGAATATAATCCACAACCTATTACTCAAAAAGCTAAACCTAAATTCTAATAATATGTCTTTAGGATTAGTTAGAAAAAATAGTAGTTCTCCATTCATGCTACAAAGAAGCATGGTAGATCAAGGTGGAGA